GGCAAATAAAATGATGGATGCAGTGAATGCACAGCTCATGAAAAACTCTGATTCTCGTATGCCTATTTCTAATACGAGCCGTTCAGTAACAACCAGAGGGAGGCAACCTTCTTTTCAAGATTAACTCTCTCACAATAAAGGAGATGAAACATGTCTACTACTAAAGCATTTCGTGGTTTCGTTCCTGCTCGTATGAAAGGCGGCGCTTATAATAATGAGGCTGTCACTGACATGATCACGCTTACCTCAACAGGTCAAACGGGATCGCCAACTAACAGTATTTTCACGGGTGATCCGGTAGTGATGCCGGGGGCAAACTTTGCCACTATTTCACCTTATGTTGCCAGTACCCTAAAGCCTTCGGGTGTTTTCATGGGTTGTCAATATGTGGAAAATGGAGAACAAAAGTTCTCTCGTTTTTGGAATGGCAGTACGAGTGCCACGGATATCAAGTTCTTTGTAATAACTAATCCTGATCAGACTTACTTTATTCAGGCTTCTCTGTCGCTTTCAGTGGCTGAGTTATTGATTGTGAAGAATTATAACGTAACTGTAAGTTCCACTGCTTCTTCAGGTAGTACTGTGACTGGTCAGTCTAGTTATTATCTGGACGGGGCTTCTGGAACTGAAGCAACGGGCCAAGTTCGTGTTATTGGTAAGGCCAAGTATCCTGACGAGAAGGATTCGGATGCCTATCCAATCGTGGAGGTCTGGTTAAATCAACACCGTGACCGCTATGTAACAGCCACGGCATCAACGGCTTAATAGGGAGGATTTATCATGGCTATTAATAGAGCTAGTATTAGTAAAGAACTCCTTCCCGGTCTTAACGCCGTTTTTGGGTTGGAGTATGGTGAAGTAAATGATGAGCATAAATCTCTTTATGCGGTAGAGAATTCGGATCGGGCGTTTGAGGAAGAAGTCCTCTTCACCGGATTTGGAACTGCCCCAATAAAGGGTGAGGGTGCTGCTGTTTCTTATGATGATGCACAGGAAAGCTACACGGCCCGGTATACCGCCGAGACCGTGGCGTTGGCCTTTGCTATCACCGAGGAAGCAATGGAAGATAACCTGTATGATACGTTTGCAAAGCTTCGTGCCAAAGGTTTGGCCAGGGCGATGGCAAATACCAAACAGGTCAAGGCTGCTAATCTTTTCAATAATGGTTTTTCTGATAGTATTGGTGATGGTGTTGCGTTCTTTTCAGCTTCGCATCCCACCGTTGCAGATGGCAATCAGTCCAACCTAATGGCGGCTTCCGATCTTTCAGAATCTACCTTGGAGACAGCTCTTACCAATGTACAGAAGATCAAAGATGATCGTGGTATTCTAATTGGTGCAAGTGCTGTTTCTCTACATATCCCAGTTGACTCCTGGGCAATTGCAGATCGTATTCTTTCCAGTCCTGGCAATACTCAAGCCAGTGCTGCGTCAGGTGCTACTTCTGGTGGCTTCAATACGAATGCAATCAATGCTACTCGTCATATGGGTATGTTACCTGAAGGTTATCATATCAATCGTCGTTTCTCTGATACGACTTCCTATTTCATCAAGACTGATGTTCCGAACGGTACCAAGATGTTTAATCGTTCGCCTCTTCAGACTAAGATGGAACCGGATTTTGATACTGGCAATCTTCGATTTAAGGCACGGGAGCGTTATAGCTTCGGTGTTTCTGATTGGCGTGGTTTCTTTGGAAGCCAAGGTTCTTAATAAGAGTAGGGAGAGTGGTGTAGTGCCACTCTCTCTTTATCTTTAGGAGAAAATATGACAACAAATATTAAAGCTGCAATAGCAACTGGTGATGCAGTTCTGACGTTTGTGGACGACGATACCACAGTAGGTGCCAATGGCGGTAATAATGCTTCGCCCAGCACTACTCGTATTCTAGCTCTACATGCCTTGGCTACTGCTGCTGGATCGTATTCAATTAAAGGACAGAGACAAATTACCAACAAGACGGCGGAAGGGACAGCAATCAAGTTTCAGGTAGCTGCCAATGAAGCCACCGATATTTATATGGGTGAGATGGGTGTTCCCGTCTATGGTGTGGTTAGTGTTTCCGGTCCTACAGATGGTTGTGTTCTGACTGCTTTCGTAGGCTAGTTATGGTCGCTTATTCGTATTTAAAAGCGGATCTGATTAATACAACAGAACACAGTTCTGTGGGTGCTTTTGCGGACCAGATTCCGTATTTTGTGGAGAAGACTGAATTACGTCTAACCAAGGATCTTGATGATTTTGGATTGGACGAGTATACCACTGTTTCAGTTTCATCAGGGAATGCAGCTACTGTTTCTTTGAATGATCGTGTGCGTGTTGTTCGTAATGTAAATTATAAAGTAAGTACAGGAACTACTGCTACTAACTTACTTCAAAGAACTATTGAGTATGCCAATGATTACTGGCCTGTCAGTGCGTCCACAGGAACACCCAGATATTATTCAAGACGTACTAATTCCAGTATAAAAATTGTACCTACCCCAGTTTCGGCAATAACTGTTGAAATACAGTCTGCTTCTCGACCTCTTGCATTAGCATCTGCAACAGATACTAGTGTTACAACAAGTAACTACTTCAGTGAATTTTGTTATGATGCTCTTTTTTATGGGTGTATGGTTGAGGCTACTATGTATATGAAAGATTGGAATACTCTTCAAGTATGGCAACAGCAATATCAGGTTGCCGTAGATACACTTCGTAATCAAGCTCGCAGAACCAGACAAGATGATATGGCCTTGGCAGCAAGTCCGGCAGGTGGTCCAGACACACTAATACAGGGAGCAAGTTAATGTTGGGAATTATAACGACTGTAGTACGAGGAGCGGCTAAAGCTTTGCTAGCTACAACAAAGAATCCAACTACGGGTAAAACTATAAAGAAAGTATTTAAAGATCCTAGAGCTGCAAAAAAATGGTTGCAAGATCAAGGAGCAACAGAAATTAAAACGGGAGCGCCCAAGGGAGTAAGTGCTAGGGGTGGTCAAACAAGAGAAGCACAATTTCCAGAGACATTGACTCGAAGAAAGGGTGGAAAAAAAGTTGGATCTGTACCAACTCCCAGACGAAAACCAAAAAAGCCAAACCCAAAATCAAAGAGTTCTATTGACAAGTATTTAACATCACCCAGACGAGTAGGAATAGGCCCATCTGAAATGTTGGGGAGACCACCTATAAAAGAAGACAAAGTACCTATAATTAGATCACCTACAAAACCTCATGTGGGGCGACCCAAGGGATGGAAACCTTCCCCTCCAAATACTAGAAGGGATAAGGCGCTTCAAAGATTTTTAGATGATCTTCCAAAATCAAAAAATAAAGGCGGGAAAGTAATTAATAAAAAGAAGAAGAAAAAAACTGGTAGTTTACCAATTACTGTTGTTGATAGAAAAACAGGTAAGGAAGATCCTTATAAGGCTAGACGAATGAGGCGAAATACCGCAATACTGGAGCAAGAATATATACCCGAAATGGCTACCCCTGGACTTAAGTCCATTATACTAAGACTAGTCAACGACGCAAAACGTCAATTCTCTAGTCCCGAACGAGCAAGAGCCATGCGTACTGCTAGAAAAGTTGCAGATCATCCTCGTATGCAAGAGAAAGGTCTTTTAGGTTCAAGAAGTAAACCTCTTGATGCTCCTAGAAAACATGGCGGTGGTATGAGTCGGGTTGGTCTATCTCCTGCCGAGGAAAAGCATGAAGGTAAAACAAAAGCAACAGGGACTGTATCTGAAGCAACGAGAAAAAAGAATATAAAAAGAGAAGCTAAAGGAGGTGGAAAAGTTATGAAGAAAAAAGGAGGAAAAGTTATCTATAAGAGGCAGGGTGGCATGAGTCGGGTTGGTCTATCTCCTGCCGAGGAAGCACGATCTGGTACAATGTCTGAGGCCAAACGAGAAAAATACATGCAAGGGGGTGGTCCTATACATACTACATTTCCTAAACGAGCACATCCTCGTACTGAAGGTAGAGAACCAGAGGTAGATTTGTTTCCAAAAGTAGAAAGAAAAAAGGGTGGTAAAGCACTAAATAAAAAGAAGAAGCAGGGCTATAAAGATCGTAAAGATGAGTCGATTGCTCAGAGAGTGAAGAAGAAGCGTACCAAGAAACAGCTTAAAGCTAGTCGAGATGAGTCTTACGGTAAGTGGGGTAAGGGTAAGGGTAAAGGTAAAATCAGGCGTATTACCAGTAAACAGACCGATGGTAATAAACTTGTAGCTTCTCTTTATGATTAGCC